ACCATTTTAAAAATTTTATGACCCATCCTTATGACCTAAAAAAGGGGTTCGCGAAATTTTATTCACAAACCCCTGATTTTACTGGTCGGGATGGCGCGATTTGAACGCGCGGTCTCTGCGTCCCGAAGGCGACGGCCCGCACCATATTTACATTGAAATAATTGGAAAAAAACGTGTTAGGTCATAAGGAATAGGTGTATTGGTCATAAATTGGTATCTTGCTGATATGACATTGTTTTTTCTGTTTGCTGGATTTTTCATATGACCGGTTTTATGACCAGGTCATAAGAAAAAAAATAACCCATGGCATTGTATATGCTAGGGGTTATTGCTTGAGCTCGATTTCCGGGATCATGTTGACCGCTTCTTTGCGTTGTCTCCCGATGACGTGCTGGTAGTGGCGGAGTATCATGGAAGCATCTGAGTGGCCCATGATTTCGCCGACAGCCTTGATGTCTGCTCCTCCGGCAAGGGCTTGCGTGGCGAAGGCATGCCGGAGGTCGTAGGGGCGGATACGGCGGGTGATGCCTGCTCTGGCCAATGTTGATTTCCAGGCGTGCTTTATGGTTTTGATCGGTTTGCCCCGGTAATGGATGATTGTTTCGGGGATTTTGGCAAGCTTTTCGTTGCCCCTGTCTTCGGCGTACCATGATTGCAGGTGGGCCAGAAAGACGGGCGAGATGTCGAGCCTACGCCATGCCATGTTGTGATTTTTTTTGGCCGCCTCGATGAATATCTTGTTTTCTACCCAGTCAACCCACTCCCACCTCACCTTCAGGAGTTCGGACGCACCGACACGCAGCCCGAGATGCCAGGAGATGATAATGGCTCGCTTGAGATGCGGCGATGCATGAGCGATTATTTTTGATGTTTCTGCGGCAGTTGGGGGCTGTAGCTTTACGTCCGGACCGCGTTTGCACGAGTATCGTGGCGGTATGAATTCATCAGGCATCATCTCCTGGTCGACTGCCCAGTTTATGGCGGCAGTGATGATGGACATGGTCCTCTGGACGGTGTTTTGCTTTTGACCGAGCCCTCTCAGGTGGCTTTCAAGATCCTTGAGGTCCTTTCTGGTGATCTCTGATACGAGAATGTCTCCAGAGTGCTTCACAACAGCCTTGACCCTATAGAAACTGGACTTACGGGTCCCTTCTGTCATGTCTGCATTGGTCAGGTATTTTTTGAGCAGGACGGCAACAGTGAGTGGCTCGCGGTCTTCTTTTGGAGCAAAACTGGCCCTGTCGTATTTAAGCCTGAAAAGGACGTCGTCATTGAATTTGACGGCGTCCTTTTCAATCCCGAATTCTTTGGACTCCTGCTTGTCCGTGACAGGGTTTTTCCAGTAAACCTGCCACACGCACTTTCCTGTTGCTCTTTTCTTTTTCCTAATTGCCATTTTTCGCGCTTACGGTGAAGGCTACAAACTGTCAAGTGCGAACCTTGGCCATGGCCTCCTTATAGGATCCGCTGAAAAATCCGTCGTCCATGGCAGATGATGCCCTTCTGGAAGATTCCATGCCTGCGCCAGAAAGGACGGCCTTGAGTTGTTCCCGGGTCCACCTGAAGCCGCGACGCGGCCCACGGCCAAGATCAATCGGTGTTTGATGGGCCTCAAGCATGATTGATTTAGCCACATTCGGGGATGTACGCAGGATATCAGCTATGTCTTTTTTTGAAAGTAATGGTGTCATTTTGCTACCCATTTACAGCTTTCCTCATCTCTCCGCGGATATTTGCAGCAACGATGGCTGCGACAACGGTCTGTCAAGCACTGTTTTGCCAGCCGCACGTTATCATGCGGCTGGCAAAAGGGCATGCTATACGATGATTCTTGTATTGGGGATTTTTTCTGTAAGGTATTTTTTGATCTTCAGCGCCGTTTCCAGCTTGTATTTGTTCCCGTCGGCATCGAACAATGCGCATTCAACGCCACCATTGTGCTCACGCATCCTGAAAACATACTGGACATCTGGCTGATCTATTTCGCAGAACGTAACGTATGGCTTCAGGACTACAGGGTTGGGAAGGTCTGTTTCTTCCTTCCTAGCGATACCATGGCGTGTTGTGGTACGCTGGGTGATGCCGTCGTCAGCGGTTTTGATCTCGGCCTGCTGGAGCACGTTGCCGACAACACGCAGCAGTGCGTCGCGTGTTTTTGTGGGACAAAAGAACGCCTGCATGGCAATCATGAATTCTTCGCGATCGTACCAATTGTTGAACCTGAACATGCACTCAGGCGCTTCTGCTGCTATGTAGATGTTCCTTTCGTAAAACTCACCACGTGCTTCCTGCAGGAGGTATGCTTTTCTGAAATCGCTTACATGGATGAAGCTGCTCGCAAGATCGATGTTGTCAGGATTATTTTCCCAGTAGTCAACAAGACCGGTGAGGGTGTTGACAGTAATGGGCTCTGGTGTGGGGCGCCTAATTTCCCCGAGTAGACTTGTTGAATAAGGCCTCCCGTCGACCATAACGACCTCTGGGCGGGCCATTTCTGCGATTTTTTCAATAAAGCTCTTGTCGATCATTATTTAATCCCCTCTATGGGCAGGACGCCCTGAAAATCATCCTGCCGGCTGTAGTGTTCGTATGCAACGCCGCGTCCCGCCTTGTCTCTGTCGATCAGGATGGACGTTTCCAGGGCCTCGCACGGGGCGAGTTTTGACGTTGCCTGAAATGTCACGCTCCCAAGATTTCTTTCCTTGTTTGGCTTGATCTTGATTTTGAGGGTAACCTCGCGGATCCTCTCTGCCTCTGTGTTGACGTCGATGATGTTATTCACGACGTTTTGCAGCTCGTGGTCAACGGCTTCGATGGCAGCACCGTCATACATTGTTGCCAGCGTGAGTTTTTCTTCGGACATTATTTCCTCCTTGTTTGCATATCCTCTATCTTTTTCCCTTTGGACAATTCATTGTCGAATGCGTCGGTTGTGGTTGGAAATACTATTTCAGCAAAACAATCTGCGTTGGTGCAGATTATCCTGTCACAATCAAATCCGCAGCCCGGAAGCGGGAGCATGAGTTCTCCGCATATATCGCAGTGGATTTCCTTTGCGGACATAAGCTCAAATTGGGTCATTCACATTTCCTCGCTGGTTCAAGATGCACAAAATCTATCCATCGTACACGCTTAACACTCAACACATTGGATGCAGGGATGTCACTATAATCCTCTACAAGCTCGAACTCATAATTACCAAATACAAGGGGGACATTATGCAGATCTGATTTCTATTTTCCCTGGAATGTAGTAGCCGTCTGACAGGGTTCTTCCCCGGTGATGGTACCGATAGAATCTCGCCCCGCACGCCGGGCACCGGAAATGGTCCGGATCCAGGCTTTCGCCGTTTTCGTCGTGGCAGGCATCCCACATATCCTCTGGGGGTCTTCCGGGATCATGGTTTATCTCCTCTTTGTTCGAACGCTATTTTTTAACCCGTGTTTTGCCACAACAATCTCCCAATCGGTGTACCTGCCCACGTTGGTGGCGAGGGCACGGATGCTCGGGGCTTTACGCGCCGGGCCGGGCGGTTGAGGACTCGCAGTGCCCAGGCGATAATAGTATTTGCTCGTTCCGCGGTGTTTTCAAAAGGAGCGGGGCCCCCAGATCGATACGTATTCCGAGCTCGCAGGATTACGAAATTGACGGCCCTGCGCAGCGCCATGCGTCGTGTCGGATAGCTCGGTGAGTAGATCGTATAGGGACTAGGGGTATCGTCGGGATACGCCAGCCAGCGGCCATTCTCTAGGCGTAGGACGCCGATTATCGCATCGCCCCATGCGTGTCTGCATTCCGCTTTTGTGGGGTATTCATCGCCGGTGCGGCGAACGCCGCCCATTTGCCAGCACTCCCCTTGCCCAAGCGAGTAGCATGTTCCGTGCTGCCAGGCCGCTCGCTCGCCGGTCCAGGTCTTTGTCTGGCCAGGCTTGGGGATCATGACGCCTTCCTCACTATCCGTATTTGCGGTTTTTTCTTGCCGTACCCGTACGGCAGCCGGTCTTCCACTGCTTTCATCAGGTCTGCGGCGATTTGGATTCCCTTGTCAGCCAGGGGGCTGGTCATGTCGGGATCATGGTGGCCGTACAGGGTGGCCATGGAGCCCCGCAGGTAGTCCCACTCTCGTTTGAGGTTTTTCTTGTGGGCCGGGATCTGGAAATAGATGTCCTCCACCAGGGCGAGGATTGCATTGAGATAGGCAGATCCATCGATTTCGTCCGAGGCAAAGTGGTGGTCCAGGACCAGCTTGGTCCGGTCGATGACCCTCTGGTACTGTTTTTGCCGGGTAGTGGACATCTTGCCGACATACGGGACGTGCACGACCAGGTCCATGATATTCGCACGGCGACGCCCCAGGCGGAGCAGTACGGCCCGGGACTTTGCCGGGACAGATCCGTCCACCATGTCCGGGTAGGCCCAGGCCAGAGACTGGACCAGATCCAGGGCGTAGACCTGCAACCGCTTGGCCATTGAAAATGAGCTACTCATGACACTGCCTCCTTTTTTCTTCCTTGTCCTGGCTGCGTCCGAAACCCACACGCTGCTTCAACTCTCGAGAGGGCCAGGCGGGCATTGTCGATGATGCTCTGGGACACCCTGCCGATGGCCTTGGTGCGGTTGATTTCTTCCTCCAGCTGCTCGCCCTTGATATCTTCGTCGGACAACCGTTCCAGCTGGGCGAACAGATGGTTGTTTAGATCGATCAGTTTGTTTTTCATGGCTTTTTCCTCACAAACACGGGCAATATTGCGCCGGGTTGAAATAGTCATTCTCCCTGTTCCACAGATGCATCTGGTCCCAGGGGTCATGATCCCACCCCGAATATTTGGGGAGCGACGCAGCCAGAGATGTCTTGCCCTGGCCGGTGTTCTCCGGCTTGGGTTGTTGTTGCCTCGACTCTTGATTCATTGCCCTCACGGTGTCTGCCCAGGCGGCATCAAACTCCGGAGCGTGGACCGCGGGAAATATTTCGGACATCAAGTGATAGGGGTAGAATCGTTTTGTGATCCTGTGCCGTTTGACAACATACACAGCCTGTTTTCTTGGGTCCTGTATCCCTTTCTGCAGAAACGGGGTCAGGATGTACCCCCGTATGTTTTGCAGGCGGCCAAGAGATGAAAACTTGCACCCCAGCCCGGCCGGAACATCGCGCCATTCTTCACACATAAGCATTCTCCATACACTCAAGGCAATGGCAGTTATCCGGGTTGGCGTAGTATTCGGAACCCTCCCGAATTTTTTTCCAGCATTCGGCGCATCGGTAATTATTTGTTGGTCGCCTGCAGTCGTGGCATTTCCGTTTGTACGTTGTCCGCTCGCGCCTCTGACCCCTCATGGTCGCACCTCCTCAATCTCTCCCAGGCCAAAATCAATCATAGCTCGGGTCCGTGGCAGGGATCGTTTGACTGGGCCGTTGCGCAGTGACGCAAGGATCCGACGGGCCCGGACGGCTGTATAAAGGAGTCGCTCGACAACCGCCGGGTCAACCGGGTCGTCGGGGAAGATCCGGAGACGGGTTTCCAGGTCCTCCAGCTGATTGTCGGAGTAGATAAGGGGATTGTCGCTCATGCCGCACCCCCTGCGTCGAGGGGGAGCAGGCCGCCCCTGCGCAGGGCGACCAGGCAGCGCTTGAACTCCACGGCCCCGGAACATCTGACGGTAACGTGCAGCCCGGAGGGCCTGTGGGTGAACCCGAAGATGAACCGCCCCCGCTTGAAGCTCGAAGGCCGGGCCGTAAACGTGTGGCCGGCAAGATCGCAGGACACAAGCTGTTCGTTGACATGCGTATTACTGGATGACATTGAACCTTTCTCCTTGGCTGGAAGGGACCATGACTTACTTGGCGGTGAGGGCATGGTCTTTTCCGGCCTTTTTTAGTCGTCGTCGAGGGCCGCTTGGCGTTTGAAGAGGTAGAAGTCGCCCCCGCAATTCGGGCACTTACTGTCCATTTGCTCCTGGCTGGTCGCGTTAAACCATCTACCGCAGGATTCGCACTTCACGGCTACCCCAATTTCTCGCATGGGGGCATGCTTGCCGCCACCATTCAGCAGGTGAACACGCTGCGCGGCGTCGCCCTCATGGGAGTGGTCACTTTCCGGATTCCAAGAACCGTCCGGACGGTAAAAACCAACCGTCCACAAGCCCGGTTCTGATCTAATGTAGCAATACATTTTTCCTCCATGTTTTTGCCCCGTTGTTTCCGCTTTCGTTGCCTCCATCCGCGTCCTCTCTCTCCCCGTTTGTCCCGTCTATACGGTCCCAGCCAGTCGAAACCGGCCCGGAGTCATTGCCCGGCTGTCTGTCCTCGAAGGTGTCGGCCGCCGGAGCCGTGCGCCGTTGATACAGAGAGTATCTAATCAGAGACGTATGTCAACAAAAAAAGTTTCTAATTCGAGACAAAGAAAAAACATGTTTCTTTAGATGGAGTTGTTGAGTGGCCTGAGGCTAGAAAATTGGAAATGGGCAACAAAAAAACCCGCCGGGGAGGCGGGTTTGGGGGGAGGGAATCTTAAACTATGGGAGGGCGTCTGGGCCTAGTTCTTTAACAATCAGTGCAAGGTTAGCCTTAACCACCCTGACTACTTCATGTTCATTCCGCCATTTTTTTTTTACATAAATATGTATAGGAACAATTGCTCGCGGAGTTGGCAGAAATATAAATCTTAAGCCGCCGCGTTTCCCGATATTGTATGTGCGTAGAGGGAATCTAGTTTTTCTTATACCGTGTCCCCCAACACCAGGATAGAGATCGCCGAGATTAGGATTTTTCTTAACCTCGGCGATGGCGTCCTTGATGTCAGACTCTGCTCTTTTGTAGTTGCTGAGAACGTTCTTTTTGCTTGCAGTAAAGGCAGAATTATCCTTAAACTCAAGCTTATTCTTCATTTAAAAAGTCCTGCCAAATTTTTTGCAAGCGCCCTAAGTTCCATATCTGTTGATGCTGTGAGATCTTCAACAAAATCATCCCAGTCTGTTAAGGCGAATCTTAGGTGTTTTTTTGTAAAATAAAGACCTTCGATTTCTTCAAACTCTTTGTATGTTTTGTATAATACATTACGAATCTTTTTTGATTCATCAAGAATAGCAACCGTTGTTTCGCATGGTTCTTCACGGCATATGCAACGCTGCATTTGTTTGCGGAATTTTGATATTTCTTTTGCCGAAGTTAGTCGCAAAAGTACAGAGAATGAAAAGAGCCTTGCCCTGGTTAATGCTGGAAAACTATTTTTATGCAGCAACCTTTTTTGGCGAGGGACGAGTTCTCGGGTTGAAATTGTAGGTAATGCTCGCGTTGTCATAATTGTATCCTCCGAAGCCAAATCCACCTGATCAACTCAAAGCTCAACAGGTTTGTTGCTAAAAGGCACACTAACTATAATTTTACGGCCACCGATGTCAATCAGAAACTATTTTTTACGCATATCCGCCCATGACCAAACGCAACGGCCCACGATGGCCCGTGAGATGTCGCCTCCGTAGTCTGCGGCAAGCGAATAGTTCCGGGGCGGGTATTGGGTGACGTTGTCCGAATAAAAGGTCAGGACGGTGTCCCCGTTCTTGCCTTCGATCACCACCCGTTTGACTGCCACCGAGTCGTCGGGCTCGCGGATCAGGAAAATGTTGCCAGGGGCCTCAAACTTATCCTTGAAGTCGTCTTTGTCCGCCAGGACGATGTCACCCGGGTGAAGCGTAGGGGCCATGGAGTCCATCCCCCGATCGATGCGCACAGCGATAAGGTTTGTCCGGAACCTGATGGAATCTTGGTTTCTGGCAACCAGTACCCAGTCTTGAATTTCATCTTTAGGCACAAGCCCCCTTCCGGCCGCTACCCCTCCTTTTGCCAGCGGAACGGCGATATAGTCGTCTGGGACCGGGGGGGCAGCCTCCCCGTTGACCGGCACCATGTGAGGGCTGACAAAGCGGACCTGGCGGGATGTATCTGACTGTTTATCTGGGAAAGTGAGCTTGGCCCCCTCTAGCTCTAACCACCTTAAAAATTCTTTGGCGTTGGGAATCGCATTACGAGACAGAGCTTTGTAATAGGTGGCTTTTTTTGCGCCAAGTACCTGCCACGCCCTATTTTTTCCGCCGTGTTTTCTTTCGGCTTCTTTTTCGAGCCACAAAAGAGCTTCCGAATATAATTTTGCCATAGAAAAATCTGTTATTCTGTTTTCTCGCATGGCGCTATTCTCCTAAAAGAGACTTTGTGTTGACATTGATCTCTGATTCGATACACTTGTCACATGAACGCACGCACAGAATTAAGAAAATTCATAGAGGAATCCCAGGAAACCCCTGAATCCGTTGCCAGTAAGGCTGGAATCGGGCGGTCTGTCGTCTATAAGTTTTTAAACGGACGGGACATCCGACTTTCATCGTGGGAAAAAATTTCAAGGGTCATGGCGGTCCATTCTGACTCATTTCAGAGACAGAATATTCACGAATAGCAAACCATCAATTATTTTTTACCCCGAAAAAACAAATGAGCAATTTCATTGAAGTGATCGCGGAAATGGTCATGCGCTCCGATGAGGGCGCGAAGATGATCGCGGAACGGGTCGGTAAGCCATACGCCACCCTGATGCGGGAATTGAACGACGCTGACGAAGGCGCCAAGCTGGGGGCAAATTTGATCATCCCCCTGATGTCCGCCTGCGACTGCACCGACCCGCTGAACTATCTGGCTCGGCAGACGGGGTATCGACTGGTGAGCATGCAGAGCGTGTGTCCGGCAAAAAGCCTGGGCGAAGAGGCATTGGACACCCTGCCGGCTCTCTCCCGATTTGTGGAGGCAATCACCAACTCTTCCACCCGGGACCACGCAGCCGCACACAGCGCAATGCAGGATGCGATCAGAGAGATCGAAGAGGCCTACGAGGCCTACAGAGCCCACGACCGCCGGGAAAGTCCCCGGTTCAAAAAATAAGGAGGATGGATATGGAAACGAAGGAAATTGTTTCAACGCTGACCAACAAGGAACTGCGCATTGTGGACCCGGTCCCCGGGGACGTACCGATCATCAAGGCCATTATGGGTGGAGACCCTGTGGTGGTGGTCATCCCCGGGGGCACGTTTTTGTCCCTGGAAGTACTGCCCGAAAAGGTGACGCTGGCCGGGGATATTCCGGCCGAGATCATGAGCAATCAGTCACTTTCTGTCCGGGGGGTCGTTTTTGAACCGTCCGACCGGGATTTGGCAAAGTAGCAATGCAGCTGATCTTGTGGCGGTTTGTTGCTGAAATCTTTGCAGACAATATCGTCCAGAGCGTTTTTTGAAGCTCGCAGTGCGTCAACGGCTCCGTCCAGGCTTTTCGAGGCCGCACTTTTTTGGCCATAAGCCCTGGCGATTTCCACGGAAAACGAAAGGACGAACTCATACGCCTGTTGCAGCTTGAGCCCTCGGTCCTGGTGTTCTTCAAACGATAACGGTTTTTTCATCATCCACTCCATCGGGTTAAAAGGTTGTCATAAAATCCACGTCGGACATAGCCCGATGGGGTGGGTTTTCCAAGGAAAAAAATGGAATCAATCATTCAGATCATCATCCTCGTTTTGTCTGGCCTTGCTGTCTGGCTGGTATCGCATTCCAAGGCAAGGGTCCGGAAGTGGGGATACGTTGCCGGGTTGGCCGGCCAGCCGTTCTGGTTGTTCACCACCGTGCAGCATGAGCAATGGGGGTTGGTGGTTTTGTCCGGGTGGTACACCGTGGCCTGGGCCAGGGGGGTGATCAACTTTTGTGTGAGGACCAGAGGATGAACATTTACGAAGAAGCATTGGACACATGGGGCGAGGCGTCTCAGATCGCCATGCTGGCAGAAGAGTGCTCGGAGCTCGCAGCAGCCGCGCTGCATCTGCTGCGAGGCCGGAAGTCCGAAGAGGAGGTGGCCGAGGAAGCTGCTGATGTCGAGATCATGCTCGAGCAGCTGCGGGTGATCATGGGCGAGGAGATCGACGAATGGAAGCGCAAGAAGATCTATCGACTGCGACAGGTCCTGGATCGGCAGAATGGCAAGTGGCGGGTCAAGGACGATGACATGCAGACCTTTGCCAAGGTGATGAACTCAACCAGCTTCATCCGTTACGAGTGCGGATCGTGCGGCGAAAAGGTCCGGGTGAACAATCTGGGCAGTGCAGGGGATGAATACGGCGACACGGTCCTTGAAATCTCGTGTCCTCGATGCGGGGGCAGGATGCGGCCGGTTCCGTCGATACATACCGAGGATAGGGGGTAAGCATGGGCTGGGCACTGGAACACATGACCGAGAGCCAGAGGCGACGAATTGCAGCCACTCTGTTCACCGTGACCGAAGGCGAGGAAAGCGGGGAATGGATGAACGGGCTGTGTCCGCTGCATGAGGACTCGAACCCGTCGTTCGGGTATTGCCCGGCCAAGGATATTTTCAAGTGCCTGGCCAACTGTGTTGAAAGCGGGGACCTGGTCAAGCTCTACTGCCTTGTCAACGGGCTGGACGACAAGGATGGATTCAAGGCGTTTGTGGAGCAGTTCTCCCCGGAACATGTCGTCAAGAAGGGCAAGGGCCCGGCCAAGGGGAACATCATCCCCGAAGAGGTCTGGGCGCGGTGCAAACCGTTGCCACCGTCCTGGGTGACCAGGCTGCAGGAATTGCGGGGGTGGTCACCCGAGGTGATGGAGATCATGGACCTGAGGATCCAGTCCGTGTTCCAGGGCAAAGACGGGCAGGTCCGGGACTCCACGTCCCCGGACCGGGTTGCGTTGCCTGTGCGGGATCGGGCCGGACATTTGCGGAATATCCGGCTGTACAAGCCCGGGGCCAAGGTGCGCAAGATCATGTCCTGGGGTAAGGGATTCGGCAAAAACAGGCTGTTCCCCCCGGCTCCCCTATATGACGGGCAGGTCATCCTGTGCGAGGGCGAATCAGACACCCTGTGCGCCCTGTCGCAGGGGCTGAACGCCATCACCCAGACCGGAAAGCCCAACAAATGGGACAAGGATCAGATCGAGGCCCTGCGGGGCCGCGACGTGGTCATTGCCTATGATGCGGATCAGCCTGGCCAACGGTACGCGGCCAAGGCTGCCGACAACCTGGTGCAGGTGGCCAAGTCGGTCCGGCTGCTGGAATGGCCGCACTTCATGGGCAGGTTGGAGGATGGCTGGTGGCCCAAGGATGGCGGGCAGGACCTGACGGACTTCTTTGTCCGGCACAAGAAGACAGCCAAGGATTTTCAGGAGCTGGTGTTGCAGGCCAGGGAGCATGATAACCCTAATCCTCCGCAGGTGGAGGACGGGATCACGGAGTTCTTTGTCCGGGGGTTGAATGGGCGGTTGTCGTTCAAGCCAAGACTGTTGGCAGACAAGCTGATCAAGGACGTGCCCATTCTGCACGACCCGGACACGGGTGTGGTGTATCGGTGGAACAACAAGTTCTGGGAACCGTACAATATAGACCACATCAAGAGGCTTGCGGTATTGGCTCTGGGCACGGAATCAGACCAGGGCAGGGTGAATGACGCAACCTTCCAGGCAAAAGTATTGTCGAACATCCCTGCTGACCGGGCAGTCAATGACATGGAGGATTGGCTGTGTTTGCAAAACGGGATGCTGAACATCGATACAGGAGAGTTCAAGCCCCACGCAAAGGACTACTATGCAACTATCGCCCTTGACGTAGAGTACAACCCGAAAAGCACAAAAGACTGTAGCCGGTGGCTGCAGTTTCTCGATGAGACCATCCAGACGCCTGACGTGATCGATTTTATCCAGGAGTTTTTTGGGTATTGCCTCACGAGGTCCACAGCGTTTGGGATCGCCTTGTTCTTACTGGGTCCGGGGTCTGACGGGAAGTCTGTTATGCTCAAGGTATTGAGGACGCTTGTGGGCGCAGCAAACTGTTCTGCTGTTGCGTTGGCCGACCTTGAGGATCAGTTCCACAGGGCAAGCCTCCACAACAAGCTGGTAAATATTTCCACAGAAACCGGTGCAAAGGCTATAGAGTCGCCATATTTCAAGGCAATGGTTACGGGTGACGCAATCTCTGCTGCATACAAGCATCACCAACCATTCGAGTTTGAGCCTGTGTGCAAACAGATTTTCGCGGGCAACCAGTTTCCACGGGTGAGGGACAACACCTTTGGAGTGCTCAGACGATTGAAGATTATCCGTTTTAAGCAGCAGTTTGTTGGTGATCGGATCGACAGAGGCTTGACCGACAAACTTTTGGATGAGTTGTCAGAGATCTTTTTATGGGCGCTGGCCGGTCTATTTCGTCTTCTCAAGCAGGGGCATTTTACAGAGTCTCAAGAACTCGACTCAAACCTGTTGAAATTCAAGCGGGCCAACAATCCCGTGCTGTGCTTTGTCGAGGATTGTTGTGCGACCGGAGAGAGCTATTCGTGCCTCAAAGACGACTTGTTCAAAGAGTACAAGTCGTTTTGCTCGTCAAACGGCTACAGCCCGAGAAACAAGGAAAACTTTTTTCGGGAACTTCAAACCGTCCAAGAGAACCTGTCATCACGTCGGCCTCGAGAGAATGGACGCCGGGTGCAGAGGCTGGACGGTATCCAAGTTGTTTCGGAGGCAGCAGTTGTTTAGCGTCGCATCCTCGATCCCCTGCACCCCTGGTGGGACTGGGCGCACGTCATTTCCGGCGGGTGTCCGAAACGTGCATGATGAGGTCGGCGCGTATGACAGTTTTGTTCGAAGTGGTCAGGGTGCGGTCAGGGCAAAATGTGCTTGCCCTGACCATGGATCGTCAATGATTTCAATGGGCGGTCAGGGTGGTCAGGGTGGTCAGGGCAAATCTGATTTATCGCGTACGCGCGCGCATCATGCGCGTGTTGTGATTTCCAGACAGGATTTTTGGTTTTTCCAAGATTATACCCTGACCACCCTGACCAACGGCTCAACCATGCGTGATCCCGCCCTGACCACCGCCCTGACCGCACCCTGACCACCCTGACCACACCGGAGGGGACATGAGTTTCGAGATGCTGGCGGAAAAATACGGGCGGCGAGGTCGCGCAAGGGATGCGTGTCTCAAGGAGGCTCCCGTTGCTGCTCCTGCCGACGATGCTGACATGGTCGAACCCATGCCGGAAATCACGTGGAGAGACAGCGAAAAGGTTGTCGAGCTCAGCGAGTACGTGAAGAGAAATAAAAGCATGGGGATTCGGGTCTGCATGATCGACGGCACCCCAGGCATCCGGTTCGACCCCCCCTTAGCTCGACCAGAGGCCGGGGATGCTGCCCGCCGCCGATGGGAAATATCGTCACGGGCCGAGGAACTGTACCACGTCGCATTTGAGGATCTGACCGCCCTGATCGAAATGGGCCTGATGACTTTGCCCGAAGCCGGACCGCTCGCCGAGAAAAGGTAGGTTCTTTCGGGGCCCCTCACCGTAGGGGTCGACACGAGCGCAAGACTTGCGCGGGTGAGGGCGGAAAATTATTTTAGCATTTTAGCATTCGTGCAATTTCAAGGGGTTGTGCCGGAAACCCGGCCCGCCACAAGTGCTGTAAAGAAGGAAAAGCGAGGTCTATTACGTGGGTGTAAAAAGTAATACCGAACCGAAAAGTGGTAACACCGAAAAGGATCAACCTACCGTATTTGAAAATGCGTTTCAGGTGTTCAAATATTTGACAGAATCCGGATACAAAGTGGCTCGGCAAACAGTCACGAACCACATCAACGATGGCAAGTTGAAACCTCGGCGCGGTGGTGGATTTTCCGTCTTGAGCGTGCATCGATATGCTCGCGATTTTTTGGGCAAGAAAATAGATGCCAGTCGAGAGCTAGATCTCCCCCTGGGCGAGGCCCAAGAGCCGGGCGGTTACCAGGAGGCCCGGGTCAAGGCCGATGCCGAACTGAAACAGGTCCAGGCCCGGCGCAACGAATTCTTGTATGAGCGGGAGAAGGGGCGCTACGTGCGGACCGACACTGTGGGCCGGGAGCTGGCCGACAGGGCCCAGGCTCTCAGGCTGCATCTGGCGAACTGGATCCAGGAGGTTTCCGGGGATGTGGCCGCTATATTTGGCGGCGATGATCAGCGATCCAAAGAACTGGTCGCCCTGGTGGAAGGGGACGAGGCCAAGGCCCAGGAGCTGGCAGGATGGATGTTTTCCAGATCATCCGAGCTGGTGGCCATGTTCCGGCAGCGGCTCAAGGATGCTCTAAGCTCCTATGCGCAGGGGTCCTGGTTCACCGACGAAATGGCATCGGCCTGGGAATCCTATCTGGCCGGGATCGACGATGATGCCGAAAAGATCACCCTCGAAGCCATCGACCTGGTCAACGGGGATCCCGCCCTGGTCGACAATCTGCGCACTCGTTTTATCCTTTCCAGGAGGGATGACTGATGTCCTACCTGCCGCCTCCGTTTACTCTTCTGCCCGGTGAGATTCAGGTCCTGGAATCCAGGCCCCGCGTCTCCACTGCCGAATGGGCTGAAAAGAACTTCCGGATCGTGGCCGGTCCCTATGCGGGTCAGTATTTTCAGCACAATCTGGCCCCGTATGCAAAGGGCATCATGGATATGTGGGACCGTCCATGCGTGCGGAAAATCTTCATTGTCGCACCGTCCCAGACTACCAAGACCTCTATCGGGTACGCATGTATTGCAGCTGACGTTTGGCGTGATCCTGCATCTGCCGGAATCGGCATGCCCGACGAAAAGGCCGCGGCCAGGATCTTCGAGGAAAAGCTTGGCAGGCACTATCTGAAATCACCCATGCTCAGAAAGGATTTGATCCCGGACAAGCAGGCCATCCAGAAGACCAAGATCCTGCTCAAGGGGGCCACCATCTACGGACTGTGGTCGGGCTCGGAATCGTCCATGTCTTCGGTCTCGCTGCGTGTTCTCATGATCGATGAAGAAGACGCCAATATGGACAAGTCCTCTGTCTCCACCATGGAGGAGCGGACCATCTCATACCAACATGACTCCAAGATCATCCGCGTATCGAAACCCCGGGGCACCGAAGACGAGGGCACTATCTGGAAGGACATGAAAAATCAGGCCCAGGCGATCTACCAGTTCCTGGCCGTGTGCCCTGCCTGCCGGACCGCCCAGGTCATGACCAAGGATCGGATCAGGGTTCCTGATGGTATACGAGATGCCAAGGAGATCCTGCACAAGAAGCTCGCATGGTACGAGTGCGAGTGCTGCGGGTATCAGTGGAACGATCACATCCGCAATCTCGCAGTCGCCGGTGGCCATTGGTGGACGGAAACACCAGTGTTCAACCCGGAAACGGTGGGCTTCCACCTGCCTTCCTGGGTATCCAGGTATGTCTCCCTGTCAAAGGTCGCCCACGACTGGTTCCTTGCCCACCAGGCAGGAACTCCCGGCCAACTGACCAGGTTCGACAACAACCACAAGGCCATGCCAGGCAAGGTGGTCAGCGTACAGACCGATGAAGACCGCGTCCGCGACATGATCCGCCCGGACTGCCCGCCCATGGTTGTCCCGGCCGGGGCCGTGGCCCTGACCATGGGCATCGATGTGCAGATGCTCGGATTCTATTATGTGGTCCGGGCATGGGCCAAGTCCGGGGAGTCGTGGTTGGTGGAATATGGATGGCTGGATTCGTGGGATGATGTGGAGCGCATGGCATTCGATACAACGTGGCCGGTGGATGGCATGGATGAGGAAATGGGCATCTGGAGAGCGGGGATCGACATGGGCGGAGCCGCCGAGGGGCAGGATAAGACGCAGGGCTGGTCCCAGAGTGAAGAAACCAAGCGTTGGATTCTGAGCTTGGAAGATAGGGGCCTCGACATGGACAAGGTGCATGCCGTCAAGGGTGCCAGTCGGGCACAGGATCAGGTAGTTCGTGCCAGCAAGGTGGGGATCGAACCGGGTGTGCCTGCAAAATTTCAAACCCCCATTGTGATCCGCTTGCTCGATACCGTGGAACTCAAGGACCAGATCGCCATGGTCCGCCTCAAGAAGGATTCCCGGCAACCCATGTGGCTTCATCGGGATGTTGCCGAGGATTACGTCAAGCAGATCACGTCTGAAAAACGCATTCCAGGAAAAGGGAAGAACGGCAGAGCGCTGTGGGATGCCGGGAGCCGCGCAAACCATCTTCTGGACTGCGAAGTGTACGCGGCCGCATGCGCCCATGCGGATTGGACCCCGAGGCTCCAGCAGCTGCCCGGTCCTCAGTATGTTTTGCCCGAGAACCCGATTCCCCGATCAGGAGTCCAGGCCGGAAACGGTCTTTCGGGAATGAAGATCAACCCCTGGGCATGATGAGACAAGGAGATATGATGGAACAGATGATGACAGCCGAGCAACCCGGCCCTGGAGTTTCGCCGGAAATATTGAAAAAGATCGTGACCACGGTGCTCTCTTCGGATGCCGTGGATTATTCCCCTGTGGAAGGGGTGTTGTGTCCGGTGTGCGGGGCGCATTTGAAGGGCGGGAATATGGGCGTGAGGAAGACAAAGGCCTGGGATCACGGGTGCCGGGAACGGTATCACACGTGTTCGGTGTGTGGGATGAGGTTTAAGAGTATTGAGGGGGAATAATGTACGAAAGCTATAAGAGTGGGGATGTTGAGGAACATACACCTGTCCATCCGGAAAAAACGCTCGCCATTATCAAGGCAATTGTTGTCAGAACGACAAGATCCTTTAGGTTCTATTTGATCCGTCGCGGTTTGCTCCAAAAACCACGCAAAAACGCCCCGAATTTTCGGGGCGTTTTTGCTTCAAGATACGAAGAACAATAGCCCATAGGATAGAAAAAAAAATAAATCTAGTTGTTTTTTTGCGTTTTTCGAGATAAGTGATGAAAAAAAAGTAAGGACTCAGGTGATGTTTACTTCAGACGATATCAATGTGACCAGTCAAGCCATGGGCATCAAAACGAATGTCCCCTGGCTTTTTCCAGCTGACTTTCCCAGGGATCTCTACAGAAGGCTGCGGACGAAACATGGGACCAGCACCTTTGCAGCACCTGCTTTTCCACCAGTGAATGCTCCTTTTTTTATATTTGCAGATAACAAGGGGCAAAGAAATATTGTTATCGAGGGTTCGTCCGTCGTGTATCGTGAAACAAATCGCGATATGTTTCACGAAATCTCGGGAATAACAAGAACGGTTTATGACTTTCTTCTTGAAAAAACGGGTGGAACCACAAACGATTTGAAGCTTGTCGGCAAAATTTTCAATATAAATATTCTCCTGCCGGAGAGATATCGCACAGACGGAGCAGCATTTTTTATTGCTGAAAAAATTGGTATCCCAGGTGGCAGCGACATTGCCGAGTCCGGATTTCGATTTATGTTGAAAGATGGGGAATTTGGGATACGTTGTGTTTTTGATTCTTCGGACAAGGATAGTAAAACAATCTCAGCTGTTGTGGATATAAACAATCACGAACAGGAATCAGGGCTTGATAAAGATTTTTTTGATCGGGTTATTACTTTTGCAGATACATACTATGAGAAGCATTTTGTAGACCTATTGAATGAGTTGTTTATTTGAGGCAAGGCTTCGATCATGGGCAAAACTTCGACGGACGCATCGCAGAGAGACCTCGCACGCCTCCGTTCTCAGTGGGGGGCGGACAGCGGTACAACTGCGGACTATGGAGACGACACATCTACTGTAGATTATGGATATGTTTCGATAATAGCAGGGAACGTAGCTAAAAAATTAGTAAAGAACGCAGTAGAAAACTGTCCTTACCAACAGGATGCTGTAGACGGTGACGATATGCACGAGAAGCTTTTTGATGAAAAATTGAATGGGCTCGGTGCTAAAATTGAAGCTTCGGAAAAGCTGTTTGATGAGAAGTTTGCCAGTATGGATAGACGGCTGGAAACGATCGAGAAAAACACGACCGGCCTACGACGATCTCTCATCAATATTGGTATAGGCATTTCTGGCGTACTGGTCGCGTTGTTTGCATTGCAGGCAATGTGGTTCCACTATTCTCAGTCGGTAGCAAACGATTCTTTCCAAAAGCAGATTGACGGGATAAATACTTCGATTGAACGTCAGATTGACGGAATAAACACTTCGGTTCAACGTCAGGTTGACGAAAACAAGGAAGCAAACCGACGATTCCTTGAAGACTTCCGTGATGAAATGAGGTCGGCCATCAAGGAAAGCAGGACCGAAAAAAAATAATCAGGCCTTTTTAGAAGTGCTGTTTATACAAGCCCACCCTCCCCGGTGGGCTTTTTTTGTGGAAAACCCTGTGGACAAAACTACCTGAGTTCCAAAATGGAACTCAGGTACCTTGACCTTCACTCCGCTTCATGTGCTACAACGGTGTCAATCGAAGCCACCTTGTCCCATGGAGCCCCATGTCTCTCACCGTTGCACAGATAGATACCGCCATCTCTTCCATCCTGACACTTGGTCAGTCATACAGCCTTGACGGTGTGGAATACACGCACGCCGACCTGGACAAGCTGCGCCTGCTTCGTCGGGAGATTCAGGGCGAGGAAGCGAATTCCACACAAGGCACCA